CCAGAACCAGAGCCAGAACCAGAAGGTTCTGGTTTAAATAATATACAAATGAATATTACCGAGAATAGAGAACAACCAATTATAGATACTCCTATTGCATTAACTAACACCGGAGATATATATGCAGATATAATAAATGCAAATATTGATATAAGTGGTTTAATATACAAGGTTATTGCTGATTTAAGTGATGCTAGTTATAACGTGTATCTCGCTGAAATAGACGCTAGTGATGCTGATACTTCATTTAATAATATATTATCTGAAATAATAAGAGATACCTCAGCCGTAAATTATTATTCTAAAAAACTTGTTGATAAAGAGAAACAGCTATCTATAGCAGACGCCTCTCTTGCGTTAACAAAAATAGATTTTGAACATATAACAAAATGGCGTGATGATGCAAACGCAGAAGTACAGATACAAACAATTAATAAAACTAATTATCTATCTATTTATGCTACATATAAAACTGCTTCTTTCACTCCAGATATTTCGAATGAGTTAAATGCTGCTATAGAAGATCTTAGTTTGGCTAACATTAGTCTTGTTGCAGCAATAGACACCTTCAACTTGAACCAAACCGCGCTAGATACTGCTAATGATAATTTAGCTGATGCAAAGTGTGAATATAATATAGCCAAGAGTACTCTTGATTATGCAATCGGGTGGATGGTGGTAACAAAAAATAGCGTAGTAGTAACAAAAAATCGGACAGACCAAAATCGTGATGAACAAAATGTTAATTTATCGTATTCATTAACGTTTGCTGAAGGAACAAACGAAAGAATATATCAAAATCCTGTAACAATTCAAAAATTAGGTATAACTCTTTTAGATGATAAAGGTAATATTGTAAATTTACATGGACATAATTGGTCATTTACCTTAATATTAAAAGAATTAATAAATTATTAGTAGGCTAAGACCCCACACACTATCGTTTAAGAGATATAATTCTATTAAATCTCTTAAACAGTTAACCGGTGAAATTTATTTAAGCAGCATCACCATCACCATCAATATCTGCATCAACCTCTGCATCAACCTTATTCTCGGCTTCCGCCGCAGTAGTAATTTCGCTTGATATTAATTTAATTCTATTAAGACATCTATCAGAGAAATTCTGGTTTTGCAATAAAAATTTAGATAGACGAGTAATATAAGAATCAAATTCTAACATTAATTTAGTTTTCTGACCGTCTAAATTCATTATTAAATTACCAACGTTGAAACCACGAGCCTCGCGTTCGGTTGCTCTAGTAATTTTAACATCAAATGAACCAATATCCTCAGCTAATTCGCGTAAATTACTCGTTGTGCAATTAATAAGCGCGAAAATCTCATTCATATCATATTTGGCAAATGGATCTTCTATTTGTGCAGATTCACCTTCAACTGGTAAACCATCTGCACCTAAATGTTTTGGATTATCAACCATCGGAGGAGGATATTTAGTCATATTTCTAAATTTGCGTTCCTTAACAGCAGCTCTATCTAAACCTTTTGGAATTTCTTCTATAGCTAAAGCGTTTTCAATAATACCATCGCAATATTTATATAAATCTCCGTATAATTTTTTGATATATACAATTTTCATATGTGTGAAAAAGCTGAGATCAATTGTAAGTGAACTAGATTGAAATTCTAAAGTATCTAACGATGACCCAACATCATAACCACGAGCTTTATCTTCAAGAACATCTTTTTCAAAGTCTTTAACCGCTGTAATATCACTTTGTAAATTTTCAATAAATTTATCCATTTCTGCATATTTCGAATTAATTACATTTAGTGTATTATTATAACCATCAGAGTCAATCTTATCGCGCAACTCACTGTTAGTTGGTTTAATAGCTGTCATGTATTATAGTATATAATTACATTAAATAAAATACAAATAAAATCATTTATATGAGATCCTTTAGAAGCAACATAAATAAAAATATTTCTTTTTCTTAAATATACTTAACTTAAATATTTTTTCATAAATAGCCAAATCATCATAAATAGCGCATAAATTATCTAGAAATTCAATTAATTCAATTAATTCGGCGAATTCATTTCCATCGGGGTAGAAGGGGTGTCCCCTTCTTCATAGATGAATCCCCTTTTTTAATAAAAAAGCTTTCATATTTTCCTTTAATTTTTTTATCTCACTTAACTGTTTAGCGACATCAATACATTCTACTGATTCTATTAAATCTTTATATTCTTGCTTTTCATTTTGTAATTCTTTATTTTTTAAACATATATCATGTATGTTTTGAGTTAATTTCTGAATTTCTTCTAATTGATATTCTATTTGATTTTTATTTCTTGAAATGAAGTTTTGTACATAAGTAATATTATCATCATGGTTTTTATCTTTAAGAGCAGAATTCAATTGAGATTGATCAGATAAAACTATATTTAATTGACTTAAATAACTATCTAAATCTGCTGAATTATATGAAGTTAATTGATCAAGAATATTAGGATTATTAGTATTTATAGAATCCATATAATATTACTAATTATATTATTATTACTAATATAATTACTTAGATCCCTATAAAAATAAAAGGATTAAACTGTTAGGGTTTTAAAGGGACATAGTCTCTTTAGTCCCTTTAATTAATATTAATTATTAATTTCTTTTTTTCTGTTTTCTCTCTAATAATAAGATGAATATTTTGTGTAGGACGTGATATATTCTTAATTGCTGAACGAAATGAACGTATTTGTCTAGGAGATGGATTTGAAACTGGCGCTCGCATACAACATTTACAAACAACTTTTCCTTTAAATATTTCAGGTATTGGTTCCATATTATTAACTAATAATATTTTATTTACCAAATTAAAGATTTTTCAAAACAGAACTAAAGAAGCTGCAAATATCTTGATCATTCTTATCTTTAGATTCTGAATTTAATTTTTGTATATCTTCTATTATCTCTTGTTCTTTTTTAAAATATTCCTGTTCAAGTTCTTCGCGTCTAAGATATTCTTGTTCAAGACATTCTTTCTCAAAAAGATCTTCCTTTTCTTCAATTATTTTACGATCTAGTACAGTTTTTTCTTTTAGAGTACGTTCTTTTTCAATATTCTGTCTACTAAATTCTAATTGTTTTAATCGATATTCAAGACTTTTTGTTTCTAGTGCTATCTCAATATCTTCTTTTTTTAAACGTTCCGATTCTTGAAGCTGTATTTTTTTAATAATATCATCTTGAATCTTTTCAAAATGTTCAATATTAAGACGATCTTCATCGTCTTTAGAATATTCTTTTTGACGTTTACGACGTTCTTGTTTTAATTTCTCATGGTCTATATTTAGATTATCTATTTTCAGTTCAGTTTCAGTTTTAGTTTGTATATATTTTTTATATAATCTACAACAAACGTTATATGCCTTTTTTATAAATTTACGAACTGAACTTTCTTTCGGTAATTGTTTCTTATTTTGTTGATTGGTATTACTCATCTCTGTTATTTCCATTACTATAGGCATTTATAATATAACCTAATATTATTTTTTTTACAAATATTTTCACGTGATAATACATAATATAAATATATGACTTTGATAGAAAAAGACGGACTAAAATATTTTATATATTTTATTAGTCAAAATAAACAATTTCCATATATTGATACAGATATAAGAAAGATTATATGGAAGTATGCAAATGAACCACCTTATTTATTATTACGTCTAATGAATGATGTCACCGTAAAATTAAATATAAATATTTAGTATATAATTATTTAAATGTATAAAATATATAATATATATACAATAAGATGTTTAATAATAAAGAGAAATATTATAAAACATTAGAATTAGATTCAGGGGCATCAGAAGAAGATATAAAAAAAGCATACAAAAAACTAGCATTAAAATATCATCCAGATAGAAATAAAGAACCAGAAGCTGAAGAAAAATTTAAAGAAATAGCAGACGCATATCAAGTATTAACAAATAAATCTGATTTACAACATAATATGTCCGGTATAAATCCAAATGATTTATTTGCACAATTTTTTAATAGAGGTGGTATGCCTGGTATGGGTGGTATGGGTGGTGCTAGTTTTATAAATATAGGACCGAGCATGTTCCAACATATACACGGACACCAAATTCACAATTTGCCAGGTGGAGTGCAAATAAATATATCTAGTATGCCAGTAAATAGGTCATCAGTATCAACCCAAATTGTAAATGGTCAAAAAATAGAAACAATAATAGAAGTACAAAATGGTGTAGTAAGAAAACGAACAAATGTTACACAATTATAAAGGGACTTCATCCCTTTTAAATCACATTAATTTTTTGATTTAAAAGGGATGAAGTCCCTTTGTTCTACACTTTGTTTTCGTTTTTTATTATTTATAGTATTAATTATATCAATACTATCTATAGTATTAATTATATCAATACTATCTATAGTATTAATTATATCAACTATATTATTATTAGGTTTTTTACTGGATACCAAAGAATTATTTTCATCAAAATTTCTTTTACGACTAGAGATATGGGAATTTTCCTGCGATTCTATTATGTCTTGATCATTATTATAATAAATACCATCCATCTGATATGGATTTTCCATATTATATAAATAACAAGAATTATTTATATAATTATTGTATTAGTACCATTAAATCTTCCGACGATTTATCTAAAACAGTAGTTTTAAATATTATACCTGTTACTAAATATGGGTCCATATTTGATGATGGTCTTCTATCTTCAAAGTATCCCTTTTTATCTTTATTCGTAGTATTTGGTATTCTAACAGACGCACCTCGGTTTGCAACACCAGAATTAAATGTATCAAATCTAGATGTTTCATGATTACCTGTCATTCTTAATTCATTTCCAGTTCCATATAATTTCATATGTTCATTATGTTTTAAAGATAATTTTTGAATCGCCTCATTAATATATTCTAACCCAGATTTTTCATTTCCTTCTCTCATATTTTTCGTGCTATAATTTGTATGACAACCAGACCCATTCCAATCACCTTTTACCGGTTTTGGTTCCATATTAATATTAATATTATGTTTCTCAGAAAT